CGCCACGCTGCAATCCTTCAACAATGTCCTCAAACTCGTGCGTGCCGCCTGAGTATTCTAAGGCAGCCTCAATCCACGGCTTGCAGCGTTCTAGTTCGTTCATGCCCTAATCCTAGTGATCGACAGAGATGTGGACGGCGCGCTGGGCGCATATGCCGTCGCAGCAGTGGCGTGTAAGTAGCCGGACGTGCTGTCCACGGCCCACATGACCTCAAGGTAGTCTCCGGCGCTTACCTGAAATATCGCGGAGCGCGAGACAACGGTTGTCGCGTCGTTCTGGTGCAAGTTGGCTACGATTGTGCTGCCCGCCACATCCGTGCCGTTAATCCTTGGCCAGAAGCGAAACGCCACTGTACTGCTAGACGTTGAAGTGATCTGCGCCGAAAACGCCAGCAGGTATGTGCCGCCCTCTGCAAAGACGATCCGGCTCGCGGGTGTGCCAAGTGAAATGCCAGAAGACATGGGCGGCGTGTCGTAGGTGATAGCATATGCGGTATCAACAGCCGCCGCCGTGATGTCTGCGTCTTGACCAAGAAATGCGTAGCCATCAGCCAAGACGATCTGGCGAAACTCGCCGTCTTTAGAAACAACGGGGTAGCCTTCCTCGCGATCCCACAGGATCACGCCGTCCTCTGACGCAGACGAATACTCGCCCTTGGCGTCAAGCTGGTTCAGCGCCTTGCCAAGAAAGCGCCGGATGTTTTCAGCCCACGCCCGTGCGTCTTCCGTAAACGGCGGGACAACTCTCATCGACGACCACCCTGCTTGGCCTCAAGCCGCATGATGCCGAGGCGCCAGTCAGTGTCCTCGTTGCCCTCAATCCGCATCCGCACCTGACGACCTTGGAAGCGCACAGATGTTGGGTTGCTCATGCTGAACGGGCCGTATTCGCTCTCGCTCCCGTTGGGGTAGTAGCGCGTCTTGAACTTGGCCTGCACATCGCCCTGCGTTTTCTCGTCGGGGATCAGGTCGGTGACGTTCATCACATTGTCGCCAGCGCCAAGCGTAATTGGACCAGTCTCAGCGTATGGCGTGGCGCTGTCATAACTGTAGCCGATTTCGTGCTCATAAAGCGTACCGTCGCTGCCGATAAACATGGGGTACCTGAACACCCCACGGTCAATGCCAGCTGTGCGATCCATGACGCCGGTCATCCAGATGTTTTCGGCGTAGTCGTATGCAACATAACGATTGCACTCAGTGCTGTCTGCGCTGGGGTAGAACCACCAGATTTCATTCCACGCACTGTTCACCGTGCAGGACACCTTGGACCGTTGGTCCTTGTTCATGTCGCTGAACACATAATCAGCCACTTCACATGGAAGGCTTTGAACGCTGCCGCCAGAGTATGCAAAGAAGCCACGGTAGCCCATCCAGAATACGCCGTTATCAACGGATGCCGCAGCACGCGCAGCGATAAGCCCGCAAGATGTACCAACGCGCTCCAGCCCGAACACAAACGGCGGGCCTTGATATGTCAGCGTGTGGGCGTCTTCTGTCGTCAGGATCAGTGACTGCCCGCGCGTCTTGAGGCCAGCAAGGATGACGCCATTCGTTTGCAGATTGATGTCGCCCGCTTGGTTCGTCGCCGCAGCGGTCCACGTTGTGTTGTCCTCTTGGTCCGACCAAGCAATCTTGCGCGGGTCGCCATCTGCGCCAAAGCAGACAACAAAACGCTCTTCCGTGACCATCATGCCGGAGCAATTTGTTGGCGCGTTTGAAATCAGAGCAGCATCAGTGGCAGTGTCACCCTGCCACTCGTACAGCTTGCCGTCATCGCTAGACATGGCCAACAAATACTCGCCCCAGTTCTCAAGCGACCAAGTAGTAGCCGTTAGGATGGTTTCAGTGTCAGCGCGCGGTAGGCCGTACTCTTCATTGCCGTAGAAACCGCCGCCATAAGCAGTATTTAGAGTGGCATCGACACGGCCAGCCGTTAAGCCGGCAGGCGTAATGTCGGTTGCCGTCCCATTTGCGTTGATGGCGTACAAGCTGTTGTGCGTGCCGGCGCCGATCAAGCGCAAAGCGTCGTTATCTTCCCACGCAATCATGGAGCGGACGACGCCGTTCAGGTCGATTGCTGAACGCTGACGCCAGCCGCCTACGGGGCGCAGGGCGTCCTCATGCCACCGCACAAGATTAATGTCACGCCAGCGGCCCTGTGACATGTATTCAGTGCCGTTGCGATACTGACCTTTTGGGATTTGCAGTGGTATGAGCGGCATGGCACCACCTTATGATTTAACTACCATCTTTGTAGCAGAAACAGCGGTGCCCGCCAACACGCTTGGATCAGCAGGGGTTTCGCTTAGAGTGCCATCGGTCTGAACGTAGTATTGCTGACCAGCGGTGAGGCCCGACTGCTCCTTGTTGACCGTTCCAACAATGTCCACGGTGGCGTTGCCCGTGTCAGCTACAGCCCCGCCAGTAGAGATACCGATGTAGTTTTCGGAGGTGAGGTTGGTTGGGTTTGCCGCATTTGTTACTACCCATGATTTGCCGTCATTACCATCCGACTGATCGTGCAGGGTCACTACAACCTTTTTGTTCACGGTGTCATAAACGGAGAAAGGCATTCTAGCGTCAACTGAGGCGTTTATAGTATTTCTAGAATTAGCCGTAATCGTATCCCCACTGACGGTCGCCGTTAAAGTGTATGTCCCCCATACAGAACTGACGGAGTCGGTATAAACGGCCATTACAGCTTGAGCCTGATCGTCATAGACAGCAGATAAGTTTGTATTACCGTTAGCAAGAGAGTCGAGGACCGTCGCAGACCCTAGCGTTACGGAAGTACCATCCACCGTAGCCACTATTCCTGTAAGAATGTTGGAGTTGTCAGCGTCCTCGTAGACAATCATTGCCTTGCTTGTACCCGTAAGAGTAACCACCGCAGGCATGTGGGTGCTGGCGACGTTGTCATAAGTAACGGCTGTCCCAAAGCTAAGAGAGGTGCCACTTACTGTAATTGTCCCTGCCTTATCACTAGAACCTGCCGCCAAAAAGCATCCCTGCTCCGGTATAAAGGACAACTGGCTGCTGTTTCCCGTAAGAAGAGAGTTTGTTACATAGCTCTCAAAGCTAATGGACGTACCGCTTACGGTTCCCAAAACTGCCTTATTACCAGTAGGACTTGGATCATAGCGGTGGAATAGTATAACCACCTTTCCGTTAATGCTATCGAAAGCGGAACGAGGGGTGTTAGTCCACCCACTATGAAAGTAAGTCCTAGTACCGAAGCTAATAGATGTTCCGCTTACGGTTCCAACAACTGCCGCACCGTATCTAGAATTATGGTCATCCTTGTACGTTACGATAACCTTCGAGTTGGTTGAGTCGTAGGAGATGTCAATCTCAGACAGGCTGTTAGTGTAAAAAGAAGTTGAACTGCCAAAGCTGATAGAGGTTCCGCTTACAGTTCCAACAATACCATAACAATCACCGCTGGTGAGATTGTAGATTACAACCACCTTTCCAGATGCTTCGTCGTAAGCGGAGGCGACTCGGTCTATAGCGGAAGTCTGCCATGTAACCTCTGATCCCACGTTATAAGAAATAGATGTCTGCTCAACAACACTCACAGTCCCATCGCTGTTCACAACGACAGGCTTACCATTCGGAAGTGTCCCAGATGCAACGGCCTTGAGCTTACCGCCTTCTTGCTTTGGAATGGTGTCGAGCGCCATGTCTTATCCCTTCACGATCAGTTTGTTTGCAGCCACGGCTGTCCCTGCGAATACGCTTGGGTCTGCTGGCGTGGTTCCGAGTGTTCCGTCTGTCTGGACGTAGTAGCTTTGACCTGCGGTCAGGCCAGATTGGTTCTCGTCCACAGCGCCCTTGAGGTTGATCTTTGCACCAGTGCCGTCAGGTGCGCCTGTGGCGGCTGTGCCGATGTAGTTTTCGGCGGTGAGGTTGGTGGAAGTGTAGCCTGCCTGAAACACAACTGAAGTACCATAGCTGCTGTTTGAGCCGTCTCTGTATGAAATGATAACTTTTTCGGCGCTGGAATCATAAGTGCTTGCGAAGTAATTAGCATTTAAAGAGTCAAGAGCAACCTCAGTGCCAAAGCTAATTGATGTTCCACTTACGGTGCCAACGATAGCTTTCCCCGAATTGTCACCGTCACGGTATCCCATCACCATCTTCTGAGCATTTGCGTCGTATGCAACTGCTAAGTTTGATGTTTCAGCTGAATTGAATACTACAGCCGTGCCAAAACTTATAGATGTACCGCTTACAGTACCAACGATAGCTGTGCCATAATCAGAGTTTCCGCTATCTTGGTAAATTACCAAAACTTTCTGGGAAACACTATCGTATGCAACGTCCATCAAGCCCGCGCGGTTGGTCCCGCTAAAAGCCGCGCTAGTGCCAAAGCTAATAGAAGTGCCACTTACAGTGCCGACGATAGCCGTGCCGGGGTCATCACTGATAGTGCTATCCCGAAATATTACAACTACCTTCTGAGCATTTGCGTCGTAGACACTGCGAACGAACGCCACTGACCCGCTTAAAAAGTCCGTAGAACTTCCAAAGCTAATAGACGTTCCGCTCACAGTCCCAACCCGAGAACGCCCACGCGCAAGAGTCACTTCCCTAAAAGAAAGGACCACCTTTTCGGCCGCCGCATCGTATGCCAGCGTAGCATTGATAGCAAAGTCGCTTGAAACGGCTACAGAGGTTCCAAAACTTATGGATGTGCCGCTAACAGTTGCGACAACGGCTGTTACTTTGTTAGAGTTCGCTTGAGATGTCCACGCTATAACAACTTTGTTATTGGAGCTGTCAAAAGTAGCTGCTGTGTAGCTTGAGTCAGAACTATCAAAAACAACAGGGGTGCCGAAACTTATGGATTGCCCGCTAACTGTGCCAACAACAGCAGTCCCGTAGCCAGAGTTAGAGTCATCTTCATATGCTATGACCACCTTATTGGAGTTGCTGTCAAAAGTTGACGATATATGATTTGAAGTACCGCTCTCAAAAACTGCTTCTGTCCCAACAGCCTGACTAACATCCGTCTCCGCAACAACACTCACAGTCCCGTCCGAATTAACAACGACGGTATCCCCCGTGGACAGCGTACCACTGGCGACAATCTGTGCTTGTCTTGGGATGCTTGGATCGTTTCCAATGATACGCATATTGATTAGTCCTCGAGTGTAGCAGGATCAACCCAATCAGGGTTCAGCGTCCAAGTTGTGCCGTCGAAGGTGTACTTGTTGCCGCTCCAATCCGATGGGGCGTTGGTGACGTTCTCTGTGATGGTCACGTTGCCGCTGTTCAAGTCGCCAATGATGAACTGCGCAGGATCACCCACGACGATGTTGTCGGCGTTGCTCACAATCGTCACGTCATCTGCAAGCAGATACTTCGATAGGCCAGTGGCGGTTTCAACGATGGTCTTCATGTTTTCACCCTTTCACGATGATTTCAGTAGATGAGATAGCAGTACCAGCCTCAACAGACGGATCAGCCGCCGTTGTGCCTAGTGTGCCATCGGTTTGGACGTAATACTTCTGACCCGCAGTTAAACCGCTCTGATTGCGGTCCACGGTGCAGGTTGAGTTGATTACAGCCTTCTGTGTGTCTGCGTATGTGTGCGCAGCGAAGCCGAGGAAGTTTTCAGCGGTGAGGTTGGTGGCAGTGTAGGCGGCTTGGAAGACTGCGGAGGTGCCGTAGCCAGAGTTATCTTCATCCCTGTATACTATAACAACCTTATTAGTGCTGGCATCAAAGGTGCTT